CTACGGCCTGACGAGACCGAGGCGAGGCACGAGGCCCTCTATAATGACGCAGCGTTGAAGCCATGCGACATCAGCGGTGGGCGGTGCCGAAGCGCCGAATGCCGGCACAAACTTGTAGCTTGAATTGGCATCGGCATTGCCCGCATCGCAGGGTATGCCTCCATAAATAATCGGCATCCATCCGCCTGCACCTGACAGCGCTCCCCACATTAAGGCACCGCCGGAATAGGTGCGCAAACCATTGTTCGCCCGCGTGACGAAGCTGGTAAATGGGACACGCTGCAAGGGATTGGCTTTTGCCAGCATAATGGCAGTGACCGTTTTCCCCGACATCGAAGCCCTCTCCGTTGCATCGAACGAATTCGATATGGACGAAAAATGCCCGTTCGTGTCTGCCGGCTTGACCTTGGCCGAGTACGCCGCACCCGCTCCGGGGTGAATATTTGCCGGGTCGGTATCCTTGGTTGCCGAACCGGCCGACACAGCAGAAAAGTTGACCGGAAGCGCGCCAGACCAGTTTGAAAGATCGCCGTTGACGAAAAGGTTCGTGCCGATCGGCAGCTCCATCCAGCTGACCGTTGAAAACGCCGCCTTCTTTGCTTTCCGGAAGGACGCCATAAGCGCACCGGCAGCGAGACGCGCACCCTCATCGTTACCCTGGGTGTCGGACGGATGGTACACGGGCGAAACATCGTTCGTTCGATAGAGAATCGGGGCTTTGCCCGCGTCGATATAAAGCTTGTGGGTATCGACAAGGGTGAGGCTCGGGAAAACCGATGCCACGCCGAGAATGGCGTTATAGACCTTGTCGTAACCGGCGTTGTCGCGCCACGGGTTTTGGGTTGTGATGACCTGCGGCAGATCTTTCCATTGCCAGCTGATCAAGCCAATGATCGACCAGAACAGCCCACGCCCGATCGCCAGATCATTCCCCGGCGTTTCGAATGAAGACATGTTGTGGCCGTGATGGGTGATAGCCACATCGGGTCTCGGGATCGCGTCGATTGCGGTCGGCTTGCGCGATGCCTCAAACATACAGCCGGCGACTTGACCGGGAAGAGCCGCAAGCCAGAAGTCAATCGTCTGAGACGTTCCATTGCGGATGACAACCGGCGCGGCATAGTCCTTGGGACCATTGGCAGAGGAGCCGCCCCATTCAGCCCAGCGGTGCATGATGACGGTGGCGTTGTAGAGGTCGCCGAGGGCGACGGCGAATTTGTAGTACGGCCCGTATTCGGAATAGCCGGTACTATCGGTGTTTGCGAAAATATTGACGTTCTGTCCGGCTCCAAGCTTAGTCTTCAGCGGGCCGAAGGCGGAGCTTATCTGGTTGACGGAGAAAACGTCTGCCTCACTCGCTGACAGCGCCAGCGGACCATTCTGCGGCAGGATAAGAGGCAGGTTCGCAAACTGCATCAGGTGTTGTCCCACACGTTGAGCGTCTGTCCGCCAAGGTTGTTGCGCGCGACCAGGCGCAAGCTCGGAAACTTGGCAATGCGGACGATCGGCGTGGATGTCCGATGCAGGGTAGTAACCGTTACCCACGCAGCATCTGTCGAGACGCGGGCCTGCACGTCCACGGTTGTCTGGTCGTTGCTAGCAGCGAGCTGAAGATAGGTTTCGTCGGCGGGTGTCCATGGTGCGCTTTCGAGGGTCTCGGCGATGGTGGTAAGTCTGATCATGGTGCAGCTCCTTGCGGCCAGCCGGCCTCGATGTCGATCGCATCCAGCGCTGCCGCATCCTGCGCGGTCAGCGCTGCGTCTTTCAGATCGCGGGCGTGCTGGATCAGCGCGGCGGTATACGCACCGACAGCCGTGGCAAGAGCCAGGCCGTCAGCCGGTTCTGGCAGCGAATACCGGATGTTTTCTTCCGTAATCCATCCCCGCCGATAATCTTCCGGCCAGGACGTGATGCCGAGCACGGCAAAACCGGCTGTTGTTCCCATTGAGGTCAGTCGGCGCTCAACTTCATCCGAAATAGCGATATGGAAGCCACCGGGAAGGACATAACCGGTCGCCAGCCTCGTCAGCAGAAGGTTGTTCACCTGTGCCACTTTACCGGCCTTCAAAACACCAAGGCCAATGGGCGGCGGTTCCGTGAATTCCGTGCCGGAATATTTCCACCCAATGTCCACCGGGTCCCTGGCCTCAATGAATGTGGCCGCGATATCCGGATGGTACAGGTCTGCAATCGGCTGGTCCGCAAAGACGATTTCGACAACCGTTCCGTTATCTACGCGTGCGTATTTTTTCATGTCCGACCTCAATAAGTGATGATGATGCCACCGGCTGCTGCTTCGCCGAACCAAATGATGTTCCCGGAGTACGACAAAAGCCCACCGCCGCCACCCGGCCATGTCCCGCCGTTGCTCGTCAGAGCACCCTTGCCGCCGTTCGGCCCGGCCGCATCGCCACCAAAGCCGGCCCACTGACCGTTATTGTTGCCATCTGCGCCTTCCTGGCCTCTCAGATTGACCATCCCGCCAGTTCCCATGCCGCCGGCGCCGGGAACGCCTGCGGTTGTGGCCGTAATGCCGCCCGTCGCGGAGAGGAAAGAACCGAATGATGTTGTTCCGCCGTTCGCACCGCCAAAGACACCAGCAGCGCCGACGGTCATGGAGACAGTCTGACCGGCCGTAAAGAACAGCCATTCTCCGGCGTAGCCGCCACCGCCACCGCCTTCACCCTGAATATTTCCAGCGTAGGTCGCGCTCGCACCGCCGCCGCCGTAGACCTCTACCCAGTACCAACCGGTTAAAGGCGCGGTCCACGTTGTTGTGCCCGGCGCGCTGTACATCGTGGTGACATGGCGCGGCGTGTCTGAAGGTTGGACGATAAAAGCGTTGTTAGACGCGGAGTAAACCAGCACAACAATCGAGTTGGCGACAGCATCGTTGGCGGCAGGGTTGTTCAGATATGGGGTTTTGATCGATTTAGCGCCAAGCCCGTTGAGGTTCAGGGTCGCCGCACCTGGCAACGCTGATGCAAGTCGAAGATTAACCACCATGCCGTCGCTCAACGCGGCAGGAGCCGGAGAGAGAGTGGCTGTTATGACGCTCGCTGTTCCGCCCGCAACGGCAACATTCCATTCTCCAGCCTGCGCGGATGACGTCACGGCGTCGGTACGCTCTTTCAAGCGTGCGGGTGACACTGCTCGTGTTGTATCGGCACCCGCTGCCACTTCGGCGGAGGTAGCGATTTCAATGAGGCCGGTTCGGGTTTCGGTGGCTGTGCGCGATGAGAGACCGGCAGGGGTAACAGCTCGCGAAACATCTGTTCCGGTCTGTACCTCGGCACTCGTCGCCAGCTCGATAATGCCTGTGAGGGCCTCGGTCGCAACACGGGAAATATCCACCTTGGCGGCAAGCGCGGTGGTCACGGTCGCCGCAAAATTGGCGTCGTTTCCAAGCGCTGCGGCCAGTTCGTAAAGGGTATCAAGCGCCGCTGGCGATCCGTTTATAACGTTCGCGATTGCAGCGGTGACAGCGGCCGTCAAACCTGCCGGTGTGACGGCGCGGTTTGTATCTGTTCCGGTCGTGGCTTCCGCAACTGTTGCCAGTTCCACCACGCCGGTGCGTGTTTCCGTTGCCGTCCGGGCGGCCAGCCCGGCAGGGGTTACGGCTCTTGTGGTGTCCGTACCTGTCTGCACCTCGGCGCTTGTCGCAAGCTCCACCAGTCCCGACCGCGTGTCGGTCGCCAGTAGCTCGGTGTAAGTAGATGCCAACCGAACAAAAACACGACCGTCCGGCAAGCTGATGCCGTGCCCATCTGGCGGCGTAACGTATGACCAAGACGAGCCGGACCATTGCGCGATCTTGCCGATATTGGCTGCCCAGATACCGGTGGCGTTCGCGGGGACGAGATAGGTATCGCCGACGACGGGAGCGCCTGGAGGGCTGGTCTGTGTCATGGAGTTAATGGCGAGCCAGCGACGGCGGCGATCCGGAGCAAGCCCCAGAATTTGCAATGCCTGCCAGAACTGTGTCCAGTCGCCGTCGCTCGGGACTATGCCAGCCTCAGTGATGACCCGCAGGATTTCTTCCTGGATCATGTTGAGAAACAGGGCCGTGACTTCAGTTCCGGGTGTTCCGGCGATAAGGTTTTCGTCGCGGAAGCCACGCCGGCCGCCGCCAATATCGATAGTGTCAGCGCCGTTGATGCGATCCATCAGGCTTCTCCGTACTTAAAAACAAGGTGGGTGTGAGCGGGCTTGTAGCGGCGCAATACGCATTCGATGGCCGATATCTCAAATGATCCGAGACGATGGTGGGCGCGGCTTGCACCCGTCCGAAAATTCACGACGGTCACCAGACCGGGGATGTTGACGCGCCAAACGAACTGGCAACCTTCCGGCCGCAAACGTTGACCGGCGCGCAGAACGCCTGCCCGCGATGGCCAGAATTCCTCGATCGTGATTGTCACACCAAGCGCGGCAGCAACCGAGACGAAATAAGGGATCGACTGCCCACCACGTGCGGTCCAGCGCTGGAATGCAAGCTGGCGGCGCTGATGAATGCTCAGTCCATCATTGTCGCGGCCGCAGGGATCAGGACCGAGGCAACGCTCGAAATCGGATAGCAGCTTGTCCGCCAGGCGCGGGTCCGTTTCGTTCATCATCGCTTCGGCCGCCGCCTCTGCATCCGCGATGGCTTCTGCGATCGCACCGAGGATCACGCGCATGACACCGCCGCAATGACGGAACGCCCAGCCGATCGGCAGTTTCGAAAACAGGCTTTGAAGGATCGTTGAAGAGGTCCTGGACAAGCTTCAAGGCCTCCTTAATTCAGCCAGGTGATGGCGGTGGCGACGGGGCAGGCCTTAACACCGAGGGTGTAGCGGACGGATGGGATGGTCAGATCATGAGAATATTCGCCGTCTGCGGCCGAGATGGCTTCCGAGATCCGCGACGGCTCTATCGTCGCGCCGATCGGGCTTTCGTTCTGCATATCGTCCTCGTCGCCAATGGTGGCAATGAAGCGATCGAATGCCGACTGAACCGCCGCCCTGGTCAAAGCGCCATCGGGGCGAAGGCGCACGCTCACCGGAATGTTGACCAACTCGGCCGCAAGCGGAATGACGCGGGCGGTGACCGGCCGGACGCCAGTCTGACTGCCCTGTGCGCCGATATAGTTGCCGATCGCAGTCAGCTCCAACTCAGTCGGGACACGCGGCGTGCCATCATCGTTCTTCAGGGCGATGACGAGACCCACGGAACCGCGTCCGATCCAGTCTTCCACGACCTTGACGGCGTAAACGTTGGCAACTTTGCCGACCCATGCCCGATAGTCCGGCGCGGAGCCGCCCATCGGCGGCTCACGGATGCGCTGAAGGTAGCGCTCCTGTACGCTCTCCGGCTCCTCGTCATCAGTGCCGCCAGCGAAGGCAGTCGCGACTGTGACTTTGGAAATCTCGGGGAAGGCTGCGACGGTCGAGAGCTGCACGCCGGTTTCGAGGTTGCCGGCGCTGCCGGCCGTGCCGGCTTCAGCGGTGACGGTCACCGTGCCACCGGCCGCGATCGTCCCGCCTGCGGTCGTGACGTAGGTGCTAGATGCGGTAGAGGCGAGGACAATGCCCGAGGCGAGCACCGTGCCGGCAACGCCTTCGATGGTCACCGAGCCGATGGCTTTCGTGGCATCGCGAGGATCAGTGCCCCAGATAGAAGCGTGCCGCATGATCATCGCTTCGTCATCGGCACTGTCCGGCATATATTGACGGCCCCACCACGCAATATGGTCATGGGTTTCGCGGACTTCGGGGGCAACGGCACTCCAGATTACGGCGAACATTCCGTGTACCGAGCGCACCGCGCGGGAAATCTTCTTCACGTCCCCGTTCGGAAAAAGGCCGATCAGGATCACTTCAGAAGCGGCCGCGAGGCGGGAGAAGATCGATTTAGCGGCAGGGACAGGCCAGACCATTACGCCACCTTCCGCGTCAATTCGAGGGTGACATCCTCGACCAGGACACGATAGGCAAGCACGCCCTCGCGCAGCCACCAGACTTCGATTTCCGCTGGCGCACCTGTTTCAGCTTCCGCCCAGGCAAGTCCTTCGGCAAGGTAATATTCGGCGAGTTGGCGCGTGATCTCGGTTTCCTTGGCACGCTCCAGGAGCCAAAGCTTGCAGCCTGCCATGTCGCCGGCAGCATTAAGGCCATCAAGCAGCGCACCACGGCGTTCGGAAAACGAAACGGGCGCAAGGAACTGCGAACGGCCTTCCGGCAGTTCGTCATCCGGAGAGGCGCGGCGATCGACGCCGACCGAAAGCAGGATCGGGGTGATGGGGGTTTCATCGACCACGAGATTGAATTCGTCATCGAGCACCAGATCGCAGCAGCGCCGCGTGGCGTCATAGGTCAGGGCAAGGTCGAGAAATCCGGTCATGGCGCGAAATTATCGCGCGCGCGCAAGGCTGATCAGGCCCGCTGTGGCGGGCGGTCAGCCGCCTACAGGCACATTCGTAATGCCGCCGCCTGGCACAACACCCGTGTGCTTGTGCGTTTTGTCGATCACCACGCCATCGTGTTTGATGCTACCGCCATTGACGTTAAGCCCTGTTGCATCGATCGTCATAGTCACCCCACCCACCTTGAAGGTGATGGACGTGGCGGCCTGAACCTCGATACCGCCACCGGCCCGGATGATGATGCGATCACCGAACCTGTTCGACAGGCCGACATCGCCCTTGCCGAGACCGCCCATGCGCTGCGACGGATTGGCAAGCGGCAGTATGACCATGTCGCCTTCGTCGCCGCCGATCGCCAACGCAACACCGACTGCGCCGTCGTCGTCAGGGACCGACAGAAAGCCGTAGGGATGCATGATTTCGAGATCCTCGCGCCAGACGCCTTCCGCGACCTCGGCCGAGGCGGTCTGCATCTGACCGTTGTCCTTGATGTCCTTTACGGTAACGCGGCGGATCAGCCCGCGCATCTTGTTGACGATCTCGCTCATAGTGCCTCCGCCGTGCCATCCAGCGGGCCGGAACCTTTTTTTGTTACCTTGCCCTTTCCAGCCTTATCCGTCCGGCGCTTGCCGACCGGCTCCTTATCGAAGGCCTCGGCCGAGCAGACGGAGATATCCGTGGTGATTTCGTCAGCCTCACCATAACGGACGGCCGAGATCAGCAGATCGCGCTCGATGCCGAGAAAGGCATCGGAAACGGGAACGACCTGATTGACCGTCCAAAGTTGCCCGTTCGCCTCATGACCTTTGACGGTATAGGTCTGCTCATTGCCCTCAGCCCGTGAGGTGCGGTTGCGCCAGTCTGCTTCATCTTGGGCGCTGACCGCACCTGCCTTGCTGCGGGCAAGGTGCACCACGGGACGGTAACGCCTGATCTCGTTATCGTCGGCCCTGCCGGTCGCGACCGTTCCCTTGCGCTCGCGCTCGCGGGCCGATCCATCTCCATCGTTGCGGCTGTCTGCGCCGATCGGCTCGGCCGTGGCATCCAGACCGGCAGCGCCTCGGGATTTACCCGATCGTTCGGACTGTCCGCGCACCACGGTCTTGCTGAAGCGGTTTGCCGTGCTTTCGGTCGCGCGGACCCCGATCACATTACCCGGAAGATTAATCCCATCGGGCGCGCGGGTCTTGCCCGTTCGGGTGATGACGATATTGCCGACACCGTCCGAAAGGATTAGGGCGCTGCGTTGCCGTGACCCTTTCTCGATCGCGGAAAATGCGGTTTCGCCAAGGTCGATCGAATACCGGTCGAAAACCTCGCCAGTATCCACTTCTGTGCGGACCTTCAGGCCGAACGGCTCTGCAATCTTGGAGGCGGCGGCTTCCAGCTTGACGCCCTTCAGCTCGGCCGGACCTTCCGCCAGTGCCGAGCAGTCGATCAGATCACCGGTCTTGTCCCTGCCGGAGATCGTCACCTCCGCATTTCCGTCCCTCATGTCATAGCCAACCTCTTCGACATGCCCGAGCAGGACCGTACGCTTGCCGATCATGATCTTCGCCTGCATCTGAGTGTGAAGGCGCGGCAGTTTCGGCATCGAGGCGAAAGGCAACGTCGCGCCGGACGCCTCGCCGTCGCGAAACGTGAAGCTGAAGCTGCCGGAAAAGTCCTTCAGGTCACGAGTAACTTCGCCTGATGTCCACTGATCGTAGGCCGTACCGTCGAGAAATAGCTTGATGCTTTTGGCCATCAACTGCGCTCCAGAAACTCGATACCGCCTGCCGCCAACCGGGCCGGATGCGGTGGATCATTGCGCGCGACGATGTCAGCATAGACGGCTTCGAGCAGCGCCGGCGTATCGCCGGAAAGATGCTGCGCGACTAGCCAGGCGTCTGCATCACGATCGACAGACAGACGGCGGACGGCAGGAAGGCGGCCGATGACCTCGTTGAGATCGGAAACGATCGCGGCCGTCAGCGATCGTGCAGCCGAAGAGAGCGCCGAACTTGCGGCTTGCATCGTATCAGGCGATTGCTGTTCGACCTGGTCAACGAGAGATGCGAGTGCCGTGGTCATGGCAGCGCGGTACCGGAGAGCTTCCTGCCGTGACACAAAATCGGCATAGGAGGATTGCTCGGCAGTCGCTGCGATAAACTGACCGGCCGCACCGACCAGCAATAACGCATCGATCGCGGAAGGTGCGTCGGCCGCTTCCTTCAGCAGCCCCGACGCAATGGAAAGGCCTGCGCTCATTAGTGCCTGGGCACTTGGCGTCGAACTGGAGACAGTCGTCGCTGGAGCAACGGCCGGAACTTCAATCGTCTGCGCAACAATCGTCGCGGCCGAGCTGGCCCAGGCATCAAACATCACGGGCGACGATGGCGACGATGCTGCCAGTGCCGAACGTATTTGGCTGACGGCAGAGCGTGCGTCTGGACGCGCAGTGATCGTATCAACCACTGAATGCGCAATGCGGCTGCTGCGGATTGTTGCGGCGGTTCTGGCGCTGGAAATCACCGTCAGAGCGATGGAGGCGGCAAGTGAGGTCAGTGACGCGACAAAACCGGACAGTGCGGTGGGCAGAAGACTACCGGCAAAAGCTGCAACCGAAAACGCCGGGGTGCGCTTGAACCGTGCTGAAATCCGAAGGACGCGCAGTTCACGTTCCGAAAACCGGATTTGCGCCGGTTCTTCCATGATGACCTGCATCGGGCCAAGCCACGGATGAATAAGCAGCGCGGGACCGGGCGTCTCGAAAGCTTTGGCGAGCAGTTTTGCATGTGCGCGATAGTCATCACCGACGTAAAGCGCCTCGATGCTTATACCTGAAGGCCCGACGCCGAAATCGTCATAGGCGGCGGGATCAACACCGGGGAAAAGATATTCGAGAACCCGCCGTCCATGGTCGCTCGACACATCGACGATAGAAATCGGAATGCCCCGATAAACTCCCGGCAGCAATCCTTCAGCGGAACTGAGACTGTCCAGACGCATCAGGGCCTCCCGACAGCGCGGCCGGTGTTGACGTTCGGCGACGGGGACGTGACGGTCGTTGTCTGGCCGACGACCTTGCCCGGACCTTCGACAACAACCTTCGCCTCGGTGTTGACGTTAAGCTGCTGCGGCGCGGCTGGCGCGGTAGGTGATGCCTGTGCCGGCAGGACGCCGTTCTGGTTAGCGGGCTGGCGACTGCCAGGACCGAACTCGGTTAGATTGCGCTTACCGGAAACGCCAAGTGCGTTCGAAACACTTTCGATGCTGAGGGCAGCCTTCACGCGCTCCAGTGCCGTGGCAACACTGTTCCACGCCTCGGCGATACCGTCAGGCATCAGCGCTTTCCAATTGATACCACGGTTGATGGCTTCGACCAGGGACGCTAGCGCATTCACGAGCCATTCGATGGCTTTAGCGATACCCTCAAGAATGGAGGCCGCGAGTGCGATCGAACCACCTGCCAGATCACCGAGGAATTGCAGGATGCCGGAAATCATGCTCGCTGTCTTGCCACCTTCGCCCAGGCCGACGAGCTTGCCGATCGCGACGGCGAGGCGCATAAACCCGCTGGCAATACCGCCGATCGCATTCACCGTGCCACCGGCGGCTTCGCCGATCGGCTCCAGCCATTTTGCAAAACCGGAGCCAAAGCTCTTCAACCTGTCCCAAGCCCCCGCAATACTGTTCAGAGCGGCATCGAGAACACGGAACGCGCCAAGCTTTGCCTCATCGATGGACAGGCCGGAAAGGTCAATCTTGAGATCAAGACCACGGGTAAAGCCTGACAGAAGACCCCTCAGGTTCTCAAAACCGGCTTTTACGTCCTCAAACGCACTGCCGAAGCCAGCGCGAATGACGGGGCCGTAACGGCTGGCCATGTCCTGACCGGCCGCGACGATCTCACTGCCGATCCGGCGAAGGTGGGGAACGGCGGCGGCAGTTTTCTGGCGAACAGTATCCCATGCACGCCCCAGATAATCGAAAGCGCGACTGAAACCTTGGCGAATGACGGGGCCGAAGCGGAGCGCCATATCCCGGCCCGTCGCGACGATCTGGTTACCGACCCTGCGAAGATGCGGAACGGCGGCGGCGCTTTTCTGACTGACGGTCTCCCATGCGCTCCCCAGATAATCGAAAGCGCGACTGAAGCCTTCGCGAATGACGGGGCCGAAGCGGCTCGCCATATCCTCACCAAACGCAAGAATATCTGAGCCAATGTCGCGCAGGCCGGAAAGAAAAGAAGCAGTCTTCTGTTTGACCACGCCCCAGATATCGCCCATCCCTGCCCATAGTTGTGACAGGCGTGGCGCGTAGCTCGACCAATTGCGATAGATGTAGACACCGGCAGCCGCAATGCCCGCCAATGCGATACCCACGGGGCTGAACAGCGCGGCCAGAACCGACAAGCCCGCGCCGATCGCGGGGAGAACTACGCCAAGAACGCCAAGGCCCGCCGCTGCCAGAACGGCAACGCCCGCAAAGGCAAGGCCCTGCTTGACCATACCGCCCGTGGCCGCGTCCCACTCGCGTATCCATTTGAGGCCGTCCATCAGATAGCTGTTGATGGCTGGCATCCATGTGCCGAAGGCGAGACCGACTTCGCGGGAAGCCTGCGTACCGATTTCGCGGAAGATGGTGAGCTGGCGATTAAGGCCCTGCATCTGGGTTTCGAAATCGGCATCGATGGCGCTGCCTGTCGCCTTGGCAACCTCGTCCTTGATCGACTTGTATTCGTCGATGTTGCCGAGCATCGGGATCAGGAAGTCCATCACCTGCATGTCGGAGAACAGTTCGCCGAGCTTTCCAGCGCCGTAAATCTTTTCGAGCTGCTCGCGCACACTTGCCAGGGCATCGGCATCTGACATGCCAGCGGCCTTCGCCTTACCCATCAGCCCCTGAATTTCCTTGCTGGAAACGCCGGTCAGCTTCGTGATCTTCTGCACGACGGCTTCGATCGGGTTGATGCCCTTCGTCACCGCATCCTGCATAACACCCTGAATATCGACGCCCATGTCCGCGAAGTTCTTGACCGTTGTCGGGGCAAGAATTTTCGACAGGAAGTTTTTCAGGTTGTTGGCGGCCTCGGCTGGATCGGATGTGCCTTTACGGGCGATCTGGAGGGCCGCGCCGAGGAAGTTGATGGCCTCGCGACCAGTCACGCCGAACTTCGCCATCTGTCCGGTCAGCGTCGGAAAGTAGCGCGACATGTCCTTCAGCTCGAACGAGCCGAGCTTGCCAGCCGTCACCAGCGCACCCATGGCATCATCCAGTTGCTCGGCCGGCAGCTTCAGCGTGGTGAGCAAGGACGTGGCGACGGACGCCATGTCATTCATCTCAGCATTGGCGGCGGTGGCGGCGCGGCTGATCGATCCGATAGAGCGATCAACCAGCCCATTATCGACACCGGCTGCGATCATCTGCCCCGCGCCTCGGGCAACGGTGTCAGAGAGCTGGCCGACATCGAGGGCGAGCTGCTCGAATTTTGCCTTCGACTGATCGACGAACGCAAACGCCGCCTGTCCCGTCAGGTTTGACGTTCCGGCTATGTCGATCAATTGCTGCTGAAACGCTGCGGCCTCCTGCATGGGGCCGAGGAAGGAAATGCCGGCAACCGCCGCGCCGACGAGGCCAATCTTGCGAGCGGTATTAGAGATACCTTCAAGAGCACCTTTAAGGCCCCGTAAAGGCCCACTTAAAAGGTCCCTGAGACGGACGATGACATCAAGGTTCATGTTCCGGCTGGCCATGATCCGCCCCGTTTGAGAATAAAGCGAAATTCTCACGCGCGCGCAAAAAAGGTCAGGCCCGCCGTTGCGGGCGGGCCTGATTAAATCTTCGAGATATCGTTTACGTGCTTACGATAGGCCATGATGCAGTTCCACCAGAACAGAACCGTGTCGATCGTCATGGTCTCAATCTCGGTGACGCCGAAGCTGGAGCCGTCAGCGAGGCCGCCGAGTTTTATCGGCCAGTCTTCGGGCCACTCGTCAAAAAAGTTTCGATAATCCGGCCGCCGTCCGCGATATCAACACCGTCCATCTTATCGAAAAGCTTGTCCATCACCATTTCGGAAATCCTGGTCGAGCGCGAAAAGGTGACGATCGACGCCTTGGCGTCGCTGGTCGCCTGGATGGCTCGCAGATCAGCGCCGCGAAAGCGATGGAAGACCAGCTCTGTGAAAACGCGGTCCCTGACCTTGCCGTCTTTACGGGTGGTGAGCGTGACTTTCTCAAACAGCGGAAGCGTCACCGAGCCATTGGCGTTCGGGCGTGCGCGCTTCGGCAGTTTCGAATCGGCGCTGGCATCCTCATCAATGATGTCATCGGCCACGTTCGAGCCGGCGTCTTCGTTAATGACGGTTTCCGTGCTCGAAAGAACTTCGCCGCTCGGCTCGTCTTCGTCCAGGTCGATCGTGATGTTCGTTGGAGTACCCATCAGAGAAGTTCCTCGGGCGCGGATGCGGCCCACTTGAGTTCGATCTTGCCGCCTTCGCCGCCCGTGACCTCGGGGATGTCATCCACGAGAAAGGCATCGTTGAAAACGTATGTCTGGCCGGTGTCGCAAAGCACCTGCAATTCCCCTTCGCCGGGGTCAAACAGATTGCCCAGGCGCTGCCCCCTTTCGAGGTTGGTTGTGGCGGTGACCTCCGACCCCTGAAACTCCTGGGCGCGGCCGACCTTGCGGCCATAGGTCACTGCGTTGTTCTTGATGCCGCCGACGCGCAGTTTTGCGCCCTTCTCGACAGGGATGCTGCGCCCCCGCCAGACGATATCGACGATGCCCAATACCTGTGTCATCGCTTAAAAGCTCCTGTTAAACCTGAAATTCGATCCGGCCGGCAAAGACCATGAGGTTGCCGACCACCATCACTTGCTGGCGGCTTTCAAGCCGATTGCGATCATCCGTGGAACGCTGGAACACGCTTTCCTTCACGGTGCGCTGAACGTCCTCGATCCAGACCTTTTCGCCGTAAAGCTTGCATCGTGCAGCCCACGACCCGGCCATACGCTTGGGCGTCACGACTGCTGTGCCTGGGTCTTCGTCGTCATCATGCCGGGAGGCGAAAGCAGCACCGCTTTCGTCATCGGCGAGCTTGGATCGCGGATACATCAGGCTGACATAGACAGCCCAATCGTAGCGGATGCGGCTCATGGTGACCGGCACCATGATGTCCAGCCAGGCGCGATCGGCGATGTCGAGCGTCGTCTTCTTGTAGGTCGTAATCATGCGCGAGATCGTGACCGAGCCGTCAGACAGGCAGTCGAATGTGGAAATGCCGTTGCGCAGCAGCAGATCGTTTTCCTCATCAAGGAACTGATCGGCCTCCGCAGGCGCTTCGACACCCGGCAGGATGAGAGACCGCAACTGGCGGGCAGGATCATTCGTCAGATGGAACGAGGCGATGCCGAGCGCCGAGGCGGCAATTGCCCACGCTGACGTCGGGCTTTTCTTCAGTCCGGCCGTGGTGAGGAATGGCGAGTTGGTCAGATTGCCGAAAGTGGTGAGCTGGCCATACGTGCCTCCCATGAACACGAAGCCATGGCAGTCGAGCTTCGAGGTCGCGAGATAGCGGGTGCGCAACCATTCGGCGGTTTTTGCAAGATTGGTCGCGTCAGACCACGGATGCGTGATCTTCGTTGCCCAGGTGCTTGCAAGAAGATCGAGCGCCGGCTGTACGTCCGGATTGCCGGAGCCGCCCGCCATCGCGACGACGGTGCAGGTGAGACCAGCCGGAAGCGGCTGTGCCTTGGTATCGACGCGCAGATCGATCTCGTTTCCGACCTCACCGCCATGACGGGCCGTGACGGTGACAACACCGAGTGCTGCCGTTGCGGTCGCGACCATGTCGAGATCGGCATTGATAGCGGCGGCAAGCTTGGTCGCCAGTGCAGCGACGGCATCGGTAGACAGCGCCGTCATGCGCACCTGCCGCCCGCCAATCTTGAACCGGAGCACGACGGAGCTGGTGGGCGAACCGGCAAAAGTGAAGGTGCCGGTCGCCTTCACAGCGCCACCAGCGTCGGCGGCTGCGATGACGAATAGCGGCGTATTGCGATTTGCCTTCTTGAAGTAGGCCACCTGTTCTGCGCCGATCGAGCCACGGCCGAAGAGCGCAATCGCCTGGTCGGCGCGGGTGACTTCCTGCATGACGCCTGCAGCAAGCGTGCCGGTCGCCAGCTTCTGGCCGATGATGAAGACTTTTTCCGGCCATGGCAGAATGCCGACGTTGCGATAGTTCGGCGCGACCTCCATCAGGGTCGCGGGTTCCAGGCGATCGACGGGGATTTCGTTGAAATCCATTATTTGTCTCCTTCAGGCTTCTTGGCCGGCTCACGCGGCTTTTCGATGAGATCGCCGTCAGCAATGCGCCGGCGCGTGAAATGCGTGTCCGGATCGGGCAAGCCTTCCTTCGGCCATTCGGAGCCGTCCGGAAGGTGGACCGTGCGGCCCTCGGCCGCGATGAGTGTTTTCTGAGTGGCCATGGCCGGGGTTACTCCTGGGGTGGTTGAATTTCGTCAGTGACGGTTTCCGTCGAGCCGTCCACAGACCAGGTGATGCCGAGCGCCCTGAAGTCGTCGGGCTGCATCTTCCCGGTCGCAGCTGCACGGCATGCGAAACTGAAGGTGAAGTCGATCTGGGCGATCGCGACATTGTCGTCTGTCCAGCCATCGGCGATGACGCTGTTGGCGAGCGTCACGCTGGTGGTGCCCTGACCGTCGAAGTTGACGCCCTGGAGAAGCACCGAGGCGACATCGAACATTGCGTCCATGCCGATATCAAACTTGTCGCCCTTAAAGCGGGCTTCAAGGCCGCTCGAAACCCTGTTTATCAGGATCAGCCGCCAAAGCATGTTGCCCTTCAGCATCCGGCCATTGTCAGTGTCCGGTTTCATCCCCGTCCAGGCGAGACCGATGAACGGCGACAACTTAACGACGCGCTTGAACTCATCCAGGCTAAGAACCTGCGGCACGCGCTCGATCGTGAAAGGGTTTTTCGGGAAGGCGATCCGGAGACGCTCGAGGATCAGCGGCTCCTGATTGCGGATCGGCATCAAGGGAAAGGTGTCCATCAGAAACCCCGCAAGGTTTCGAAGGTGACGATGCGGTCACGATCGGAGATGCGTGGGCCGGAGCCGACCGCGTTGCCGCCTGTCGGCGATGCCAGCGGAATGTCCAGGTGCACCATTTCCTTGGCGATGTTCTCAAGCCACTTGATGACTTCGGCGCGACCCTTCGCCATTTCTTCCGAAGGGCTGGAGCGCTCGGTATCGGCGAGATCGTAGCGGGCGAGGATGCAGGTGGCGCGCACCATGTCCTTTGGCGGGTTCGCGATCGGCGTCAGATAGCGGCCGCGAATATAGCTGTTGATCAGCTCGGTGGCGTCGATCAGAGCCGTGTTGACCTTTTCGACGTTCGGCGTCTCGGCCTCGCGATCTTCCGTATTGGACAGGCGCACGATCTGCACCTCTCCAAAGCGGGCGATCATATCGGTGACGGTGGCGTACATGGCAAAGTCTCCAGTGGGGAAAAGGGCTGACCCGAAGGCCAGCCCCGGAAAGGTCAGTTCGATCAGCAGTAAATCCAGCGGCGGTAGTGCAGAGACTGGCCGCTGGTCAGCCAGCTTTCGCGATAGATGTCCTTCAGCTTGCCGATGACCTTGAAACCGGAGACCTTCGGAAGGGGCAGATGTGCCCAGACGAAGGCGGCGGGCTTGGCCACGGCGTGCACCACGAAGCGCGCGATGTTGATGGCGAAGACGACGGTGCGCCCGGCAAACGTCGAAAACGCTGTGAGGCAGGCGAAGAATGCGAGGCTGAAGTAGCCGTAACGTCGTGTCATGCAGATGTCCTCTTTGGGTTGGCTTCAGGGTTTTGCCGCTGTTACCGATGGCCTCTTGCGAGCCTCGTGCCATCGGAGGGCTTCGGGGCGATTGGTCCGGCGACCTGATCCGGTCCGCAAGCCCCTCGCGGCGCTCCCGTCAGGAATTACTTTTTGGCCTTGGGTTTGCCGTCACTGGCATTGGCCTCGCCAGCGCCGCCCGCCTCGGTGCCGGACGGCTGGCTTTCGGAGCCGTTCGCCTGGGCGGATTTCAGCGCGGCGATTTCCGTTTCAGCGGCCAGAAGCTTCTTGCCAAGTTCATCGATCGCGTTGTCGTGGGCCGCCTTCGTATCGGCGAGCTTTCCCGCGACGGCGTCAGCAACGGCCTGGTTGAAACTGTCCTGAAGCTTCTGGCGCTCGGTCTCGACGCGGGCCTTCACGGCCTGCTCGATGTCGGCGCTGGAGACTTCAGCGGCCTTGCCATGGACTTCCTGCACAATGAAGGCCGGATCGGCCTTGAAGGCCTTAAGCTGTTCTTCCGTCCAGTGGCCGGGTTCGTAGGTCTCCTGGGCGGGATGCACGACACCGTTGCGGCGAAGGCCCGGTATCGAGCAAATGATCTGGATTTTCGACATGTGTGGTTCCTTGGGCTTCGGGGTTCGGGAAAGCGGCTGCATGGCCGTTTTCCGGAAACCCGCCAGCAATCGGGAGGATGATTGCTGGCGGTGCGGTCAGGCGATGTGGAACGCCCGGCCGGTTACGCGAGGTGCGGGATGACTTCGACGCGGGCGGTTTTTGCCCAAACGTTGGTTTCACCGCCGTTGATCAGAGCAGCTTCGACAACCTGACGGGCCTGCGTTTCCAAGGTGGCCGGAACCATCAGGACGGTCGGGCGGATGACCTTGATCTGTCCATCGCGCTGGCGAATGCTCTGCATGGCAGCACGCGCGGCCGTATAGTTTGCGATGTTCAGCGTCGCCATGGACTTGTGAGCAAGCTGCCAGAGACCGAAGCCAGCGTTGCCGCGTGTGTCGGCACCCCAGACATATTCAGAGCGCCAGAAGACGTTCGGGTCTTTTTCGTCGAACATCTGGGTCAGCTTGATCGGCTTGCGGCTCTGCCAGACCATGGGCTTCAGAACCTGCGTATCATCGATCAGATACCAGGCAGGGCCGGCGCCATTGGTGAAGTTCGAAACCGAGATCACATTGCCCTGCTCGTTATAACCAGGGTGATCGCCGTCGAAGTAATACTGGCCATCATAGCAGAGCGTGGTTTCGCCCTTCTTGAACAGCGGCCACACCAGACTGTCAGGGAAAGCGCCGCCGTCCTGGCCGAACTGAGCCGCAACCGGCGTGAAGATGCCGACCTGATCATCCTCGATCTGCTTCTTCTTGATCTTCAGCGTCTTTTCGAAATCACGGTTTGCGATCTGATAGAGCGTCGCGCCAACATCATGGGCGACACGATCACCGATCCATTCGCGGAAGCCGGGCAGATCGTCCAGGCGCGGGTACTGGTTGGCGAATGTGGTGGAGGTCACCGTCATCGCGATTTTCTGATAGAACGGCGTTACCGTTGCCATCGACTGGTTGAAGATGGTGGAAAGCGAGGTGTAGATGCCCCGCAAATTGGCGACGTTAATATCCATCGTGGTTCCTTAGAGGGGCTTCAGCCAGACGCCGTCAGCGTCGATGGCATCGATTTTTCCGGCCGGCAGCAATGCGCCGGCAACGAGCGTGAAAGTGTCGTCTGCCGAGGCATAGACCGTCTTGCCGATATCGGCCGGGGTCGCGCCTGCCAGCGGAATGTTCCTGATTTCCTTTTTCAGGTTGATCAGGCGATCACCGGTCGCGCCGTCGCGGTTATCAACGGCCTCCTCGGCGAACCCGACCAGGGCGACGCAAGACGCGTGGCCAGCCGGTACGGCGGCAAGAGCTGCCGTCACACCGGCCATCGTGCCGCCAAAGATGCGGACGCCAGCAAGAACAGGATAGCCGTACGCGTTGCCAAGGCGGGTTTTGGGGCGAATGTCAGCGGTAGCCGTCATGTCACATGTCCTTTCCGAAGAGCGACTTGTGCTCCTTCTTGAAGGCCTCCGGATCGACGCCCATCATGGCGGCGACGGAAAGCTCTTCGCTGGTTGCGGTCTCGCCCTCCTTGGGCGGCTGGCGGCCACCGAGGCCGCCAGCGTTCAGCGACGGCATGACCTTCAGCTCCGCCTCAACCTCGGCCGGGTTCTTCATGTGGCGGGCAATCATGTGCTCGCGCAGCGACGGAACGACCTGAAGCTTGGCGATCGCGGCGTCGATGACACTGGTCGCCCTTTCCTTCGCCGTATCCGTGACGAGGGTTTCAAGCCGGGTATTGAGCGACTTGACCTGATTTTTCAGGGTCTCGTTTTCCTGCTCGACGCCGGTGGCCGGCTTCGTTTTCGCCTGAAGGGCGGTGACCAGGGCGTCAGCGCCGGCCGTGACTTCGACGCCGGCGACTTCCGCCAGCTTCGACATCAGGGCCGCGTGTGCGGTCTGGGCAGAGTGAGCGGCAGCGATGGCCGCAGCGATCGCGGCCTCGTCTGCGGTTTCCGGCAGGCCAAGCGCCTTCCGGAGAGCTTCCAAATCCATGGTGGTCTCCAAATTTTGAGAGTGAAGCGATTTCAGGTTGAGGTTGGGATCGTTGGTCAGCGCCACGCGCAGCAGCTTGCCCACGACGAAAGGCGGCTTTGGCGGGTGCAGGAAAACAGGAGAAATGTAGCCGTAGGCCTTGCCCTGCATCATCGAGAGACCTTCGGGCGTCCACTCGACTTTCGCCCATACGCCATCCTCGCGCGATTGCAGCTCTACGATCCAGCCGCGAGCGGGTGCCGAAAAACCCTGCTTTGCCGCAAGGTCGGTCGAATGGTTCTCGTCGATAGGGAGTTTGCGTCCCTCGGCGGCGAACATTGCAACGAGAGCGTTTGCGTCCTTCAGGATATACGGGCCGCGACCATCGATACCGGAAAACCGGCCCGCAGGAAGGACGTGCAACCATTCCGGCACGCCAGCGCCGGTAGACTGAAGGGAAAGGACATAGGAAGAAATCAGGTTTCGCATGGACCGGATATGCCATGCGGGCAAAATTCAATTCATGCCTGCGCCTGCGGGCGGGCCTGAAGAAGAGAGAATTTCAGCGGGAGGAATAGCGTTGCACGAAACCGAAGACGGTCTCGGCGATCATCGCTTCGTCATCCGACGATATACCGAGGAAGGGGCGTGCGGGCAAGGTAACACTGTCGGCTTTGATAAGGTTCCCGCCGATCCGGAACCAGAGATGCGTTGCCCGAACCGGCACGATCGTCGCGCCGAACTGGTGAGCGGCCGCGTAAATAACATCGGTGCCCACCTGCACCTCGTCATTACCAGCCTTGGCGTTGATGCTGTTTCGCAGCCGGCCGCTTTCCGTCAGGATGCGGGAATTGCGCTTGTCCTCGGCATATCCTGTGTTCAGGGCTTGCCACGCCTGGCCGTCCGGATCGGTCTGGGTGACGAAGCGCATATGCGTCGAACCGACAAGGCCGACGCCGATCGCGCGCATGACGGGCGTGGTATTCGTCATCAGGCCTTCGAGCTGGCGGAAGCCGCGCCGAACTTCCGAATCGAGAACCTGTGCCGTGATCGAGATCGATGCGCCGCTCATATTTGCCTTTCGGCCCAAACGGCCCTATATTCATGTCTGACGCGCCGAGCAGGAAGCACCGCCTTCAGGTGGTTTGGGATCAGGCGTTTTCCGGCCCCCCGGCGTGTCATTTCCATTCCACCCCGAAATTCCGCAGGATGTTGCGCCGCTCGGTACGCCGCAGCGATGTCAGCCACACTTCCTTACGGTTGTCCTTTTTCACGACCTTGACGGCGGCGTGGTACAGCTTGCCGTCATATTCCCCTACGAACGCCGGACGCCCGTTCCTGTCGCGGAGCAGCTTTCCACCCTTGACGAGTTGCCCTGGCAAAACGCCGTAACCGTCCGGCGTGATCGTGTCGTGGTGCATGTGGCTTCTGATTGTGTCTGCCGACAGGCGGATTTCCGTGCCGCCCGCGACATCGAGGGCAGCGCCTACCGTCTTGTTTGTCGTCGCGACTGGCGTCCAGCTGCCGTCCGGCCACTTTCCCTTTAGAGCCGATTGAACGAAGGCGGCAACTTGTGCCTGGTCGGCACTGACAGCCTTCGGACCAGGTGCTGTTTGCGACAGCCAGGCAGCACCCGGATTGTAGGCGAAGGACGGATCGATGCCCCGCGGCTGATCCGTTCCGAGCTGGTCAAGGTTCGGGGGCGTATCCGGTCCCGACTTTCCGAGGCGTCGAAGACCAGGACGAGACACCGGCGTCACGAAGCAACCGCACCGGTAGCCGTTCGGCGGGTACATTTTCGCCCAGACCGGATCGGTGGCCTCGTAGCATTCGCCGTCCCAGGCCTTGTGCTCCAGGCGCGGGTGGATCGCGCCGGAATGATTGTACATCCAGTAGGGAAACGCTTCGAGCGTCTCCGGAGCCGACATCTGGGCGTAACGGCCGGCCGCGTAGGCGGTGCTGAGATTGGTTTCGAAGATCAGGCGGGAACGCCAACCGCGCGAACCGTTGTATTGCCAGCCGTGGCGCGCAACAATCGCATCGAAGTCGGCGCGGAAATCTTCGAGCGTCAGGCCCTGTTCGGCGGCCTTGACGATCGCCGCCTGAAAATCCTCAACCAGCGCCTTTTTGTTTGCGCCGGCCACCATGAACATCTTCGAATGTGCCGCGTCCCAGACATCACGATGGCTTTCCGTCGGGACGGCGGTTTTCTGGCGAAGGAAGTCGATTGCCTCATCAAACGGCAGATTGATCGCGCCCACCGTCGTCGCCATCAGAGCAACGACCAACGGCTTAAAAATTGAAGGCGGTTTAAAGGCCGTGGAAGCGTTTTTCGGGCCTGAAGCTACGGATGCCGCAAAAAGCCCCCTGAAGCGTGCCAGCGGGCCTCCTGTCATGACTGCCCCTTGAGGTCATCAATGAGCGCAGCCTGCCCGATCAGGTGCGCCATCGTCATGCCGCGCGCCATGACTTCCGCGAGATCCTCGGCCGACAATTTGAGATCCGCGAGCTTGTGCGCCGCCTCCCGAAGGTCCGTGGCAGAAAACAGGATCTCGCGGACTTCATCAATCATGCCGTCCATGGCGGCGGCCGCGTCCTTCTCCAGGCGGTCGGTCAGCTTTTCCAGCAGATCGGGTTCCTCGCGGGAATGCGCCGAGGCGAATAGCCGATCGAGGCTTTGCTTCGCGGTCAGTGGTTTTGGCTGTGGCTTGTCCTCGGGCGGAACGACCGTCTCACGTCCGCCGACCAACTCGGCACCCGTCGCGGGCGTGGGAATGCCGAGGCGATCACGGAGAAAGCTGGCCTCGGCCGTCAGGCCGTGCTTGGCGAGCTTGTCGAAAGCTTCCGAAAATTCCTTCAGTGGGACTTCGTCCGGGCGACCGACATGGATGGTCGGGTATTCCTCCTGGGGGCCGAAGTTGAAGGCGATGATGTTGGGGGCAAGCTGCGCATTGAGCGTGTCGGAAGCGTCGAGCGCATCGGAACGCTCGATATCTTCCTGGACAAGGCGATGCTCCTTGGCGACGGCATGGCCGCCGGAAACAGCGTCCGTCGTTGTGGTCTGGCCAAGGATCAGCTTGGAAATCTCGCGATTGTGCCAGTCGGCCCGGCTCTCATACATGTCCGTCGAGCTGCTCTTGGAACCAACCTCGTGGAACTCGATCAGCATCTCGCGCGGTATGATCGCAGCGCAGTCACCAGCGATGCCCGATACGGCTCGCCACAACACATCCTTTTCCGGTTCGGTCGCGCCACGGCCGTATTTGCCGATGCGGATCGGCTGGCCGTAATTCTGAAGGAAGATAGCCCAATCCTTGACCGTGAAGCTCTTGAACATCCAAAGCCAGACGGCAACGCGGGCAATGCCCGATCGGATCGTCAGGCCGGACTTTGCCTTTGAACGATGGACAACGAACTTGTGCGGAATGAGCGGCTCACCGGCAACGCCCTCGCGCAGCAGCAAGGTTTCGCCATCCGTGCGGTCGAACGTGAACCAGCGCTGTGTCCGCCAGACCAGAGCGCGCGGGAGCACCTTGCCGTTCTTGTGATGCCAATCCACCTCCATGACGGAAATGCCCTTGCCGATCGCATCGAGCATGTCGAAGAGGCCGGAGCGCAACACGCCTGTCTTGATCCACTCGCGCAGGAATTCGGCATGCTTCTGGTGCTCTGGACTTTCCGACGCGGGGTTGACGGTGATTGGCAACTGCGAAACCGATCGGCGGCGCGTGGCAAGCTGCGCGAGATAATGGCTATCGCGTTCCTCGATGTCTTCGGCCAGCTCGAAATAGGCTTCGACCTCGCCCTGGTCAGCAGCGCGCAGAATGGAGGCGAGCTTCATCGGCGTCATGCCATCGGCCGGATGCCCGGAAATCCATTGGCGGACACCGCCCACCTGCGCGCCGGCGACTTCTTCCGCCAGCTCGGCCGCGCTGACAATCTTGCCGTCCTGATCCTTCATGGAGCTGGCAAGGTGACGAGAAATCTTCTGCTTCTTCTTTTTCGCCATCAGAGCGATCCTCTCAGGTAAACATCGACGGTCCCGCCACGGCGGTCATCGTCATGCATCGGCGGGCCGCCATTGTGGCCCTCCATCGGCTTGGTGGTTTTGCGGTTGGTCTCGTACTCGTAGGCGATCGCGTCCTGGCTGGACGCGAACCAAGCCAACGCCCCCGCTGGTGCGGTGTCACCGTGACGATCGTATCCGTCCGCGCCCTTGGTCGAATGTTCGTCCGGAACCTTGATGATGCCGTTGACATAGGCGAGCGCCTGGTGATCGGCGAGAACATCGGCATCGTTTGGCAGCAATAGGCTCTTGTCGACAAAGGCTTCGATGTAAGCGGGCATGTTTGCCGCGTACCACTTGGCAGATGTCATCACCTCGTGGATGCATTCCCCCCAGCGCTGGCGGGCCTTTTCCGCTAGATACTGGCCGTTGCCTCGCGCATCGAGCGCGCCGCCGATCAGACGTGGCAGGGCATCACCGATGTAGAAGAGGATGTCACGCTGCTGGTCGAACGGAATGTTCTTCAGCTCGACGATCAGGCGGGCGCGACGAATGAGATCGGCCCCGATCTCTAAGACCACGATTGCCGTCTTGTCTCCGGAGCGGGCAAAGTCTTCGCCAAAACTATGTTCGCGGTCCTTGTCGAGCTTGTCTAAAAGCGGCCTCAAGAGGCCTTCACAGAACTCTTCCGCCTGCTCGGTGCGCTCGAAATCGTCGAGGTTCTTGAACTCGTCGGGCCGGTCCCAGCGCACGACGGCCGGCAGATCGGCGGACATGCAGCGTTCGATCAGGACGCGCGTCAATGCGGCCCCTTCCGATTCGGCCGGGACCGCGTCCAGCTCCTGTTTCATCTTGGAGGTGCGGCTACCGTAGGATTTGCGGATTTTCGCTTCCCAGGCGTTCTCTTTTTCCTGCGACCATTCCTCGCCTTTTATCAGGCAGACGCGTTTGAACAGGCCGTTCGCGACCGCATGAGCGAACGAAAACTTGTGAATGTTGAAACCGTTTTTACCCGCCCGGCCTTCCTTGACGAACTCGTTAAAGGGATTGCTGATGCCGTTGTGCGAGGAAATGACACGTATCTTGCCGCCCCAGATCAGGAGCGCGTTGACCGCGTCGATCACGTCATGAACATTGCTGTGAAATGCGGCCTCATCGATGCAGACGACGCCCTGAAGACCACGGATGTTTTCCGGCCGTGATGACAGCGCCTCGATGCGGAAACCGGATGCAAAGCGGATGATGAAGCTGGAAATTGCGTTCGTCGAACCATCTTTGCGTTGGTCGAAGAATATGCCGTCTTCGATCGTCAGCATCTCATTCGCAACGGTTCTAGCAAAATGCGCTGCATAACCGATAAACTCGCGACCCTTCGGCTTGCTGTCAGGGATATAAAAGCAGTTTTGCCCGCCAGCCGATCGGCGGGCGGCGGCAATTAGAGTATGGTCCAGCGCCTCGGCGAAGGTGATACCGGTACGGCGGCCTTTCTCGCAGCCTTTGAGGTCGCTATCGTCGGCAAGCCATTCCGACTGATGATCCATGAGGACACCATCTGCCAAAGGGTCGAGATCGTCCGGAATGTCGGCACCACGAGGCAATTCGTCCGGCAACTCGGCCGGATCGGTAGACAGCACTGGCGGGTCGCGCCATTCGCCATGAGGGAGCTTTTTAGGTTCGGCCTCACTCAAGGCGGGTCTCCATGCATGCAAGACCGGTGCCTTTACAGGACCGGCAATCGTTCTTCAGGTCATAGACTGTGCTGAAAATGGTGCCGTCGCGCCGGCGGTTGATGCGCTTGATGGCGCGACCGGTGCCATCGCAACGGTTGCACTGTTCGGTTGGAAACGGCACCCAGGTGACTTTGATCATTCGGAGCCATCCTTCTTGCCGGCGTCCGGAGCGACCTCGGGAACGGATTTCGCTTTCGGTCGCACGCCGAGGAACTCGCGACGGGCACGGGCGATAGCCTCTTTCGAAATGCCGGGTTCATTGGAGAGGATATCAATAGCTTTTTCTGCTTGCGCCTTGATCTCAGCCTCGCGACGGCGTGCTTCCGCTTCCAGTTTCTGACGGCGGCCAGTCGAGGCATTCTCGGCCTGGGCAAGACGGTAGAGCGATGCTGCTGCATCGCGGGCCTCCTCAAACGATACAGCTCGATCGGAAGCAGCTTCCATCGCTTCGAGGATCAGGGTCTTGAGCATCCTGGTAGACGCCTGTGTGAGATTGTCGGCGTCTGCGCCATCCGTCCGAGCCACCACCGCGTCCGCAATCATCTGACTGCGTTGTAACTTTTGCGTCAGCTTACCAAGCCGCATGTTGTGTCGACTGAAGCTGCGATAATGCGGGATATCGAAATCGAGACCGAGTTCGCCCTGAATAGCGATGAGCTTGTCACGAAAATCTCTATAGATGTCCGTCTGGCTGCGTTTACGCTCCGCCAACTCCTGGGCGGCCCAGGCAACAACGCCTTCACATTCCTCTGGCAAAAGCTCGATCGAGTTTGGACGCGGGCGGATGTGCGGGGCCATGGTCTACTCCGCATCGCCGGGGCGCTGGATGCCCGAAAGGTACTGACGGCCTTCGACATGGTCGCGGCCAGTGCGGGTAATGACGGCGCTGGTCTCGGTTCCTTCGGTGCGGGTTTTCACAGCATTGCAGTTTTCTTCCATCCAAAGGAGCTGGTTGCGGATGTAGTCACGCGATTTGCGATAGGAAAAGCGCTCAAGACTTTTCTGGATCAGGAACGTGTTAGTGGACCCGCCCGAGCGTTCATCGGAAAGGTCCTTCAGGATGATCAGGCGAATATTTTCATCCACCCACTTTCTGTAGTCTTCAGCCAGCATGTTGCCCTCGCTTAACTCTTTTCCCGAAGGAGAAATTCTTCGACGCGCCGCGTGGCGCGTTCGGTTGCCTCTGATGTTTTGGCGATGCTCGCGATCTGGCCCTTCAGATCGGCCATATCGATCTGAAGCTTCGTAACGGTGTCACTGTCCGGCATATGCCGCATGTCGCTTTCGACTGCCTGGAGCCGTAGCCCGTGGGCATGAATGCTCTCTTCAGCAACCTTGACACGCGCATCGAGCTTCTTCTCGCCTTCGGACAGCAGACTGCGGACGCCGATAAAGAGGTTAAGCGTCGTCAGCGCCAGCGCCACAGATGCCGTCAAAAGGGAAAGATCGAGCGTCATCTACGCCCCTTCTCAAAAAGTGTCTGACAGTGGATGCAGCGGACGGCAGACGGCAGGGCAATACGACGCTCGCGGGCGATATCGTTGCCGCAGTCCTCGCACGCCATTGTTCCGGGCTTGCAAAGTGCCCGCGACGCGGTGGCGATCGCGGCTTCGCGTTCCTCTTCTGTGCGCCGCTCGGCCAGTTCAAGCGCGGCATTTCCACCAAAATTCATGATGTGCGCTTCCACGTCTTGACTGCTTCGACCGCCTGCTTGCCGAACTCTTTCAACGTGTGGCCACCCATGTAGAGTGAGATGAACCAGCCGGTCAGCGTCATCAACGTGGCACTGTCGATCGGTTCGATGTGGATGCCGAAGACGCGTAGAACCGGGAAAAGCAGGAAGGCGCAAACCCACAGAAAAGCCAGCAAGTACATCCAGCCCCAGCGCCACGCGCTTGGCCAGAAGCCCTCGGCCTGTTCTGCCTGAAGAAGCGCGAACTGACCCTGAAGACCCTTTTCATAAAGGGCGATGACTTCGGGCATCGCGAAATCGACATCGCGCACGGCATTGCCAAGTTCTTTTTCATCGACGGATGGCACGGCCTCGGGTTCGACGCCGAGGCGCTCGGCGACCTGATCGACAACCGTCCCGGCAAGCGTTCCGGCAAGCCCGCCGACATGTTTTTCCAGTACGCTTTTGACGAAGGGAGCGCCGACTTTCGCAGCAGCCGCGAGGATGATGGAGGTGACGACGCTCATGTCAGAAACTCCGCAGCCAGGCGGCCAGACGCGGGGCCTTGTCAGCCACGCGCACGGCGATGATGTCTCGGTACTGATACGCCTGCCACGCCAGATAAATGACAGCGACCAGAGCGATACCGCCACCGATCCACGAGGCGAGATGATCCGGCACGACAGAAGTCGGATCGGCTGGCGTTGGCGTGGTCACGGTGTTGACGGCCTGATCCCCAGCCGCAACCGTCGTGCTGGCGACGGTGGTGACCGTGCCACTCTTGGCCTTGCGCCGGGCATCCAGTTCACGCTGAAGCGTGGAGAGCGTGGCGCGACCAATCTTGCCATCGATGGTTAGATTGTAGTCTTTCTGGAACGCCTCGATCGCAGACCGCAGGATCATGCCGACGACAATACCAGGATCATAGCCGATGCTTTTCAAGCCGGCGCTGACTTCCTCGATCTCAGCCGTGGTGGTTGGTACGACGAAGACTGCGAACCGGATGCTGTCCGGAACTGGCGCGGGCGATACCTTGATGGCGGCGGGGTATTTCCCAAGGAGAAGAATGTCGGCCTCTTCCGAACGGCGGCGCGTCAGGCCGCGCAATACTTTGCCGCCCGCCTTATTCCAGAGACCGAGTTGCGCTCTGGTTTCAGCGGTTTTCTTGGCGAGGTAGGATTTTACCCAGGACGCGCGATTGATGGCTCCGGTATTCCAGTCGAACGAAACACCGGCGTCGATTGCGAACTGGCTGGCGCTTTCGCCGAGCGCCTTAAGAACACGCGGCATGTAGTTCCGGTCAACAGCCAGATCAAACAGCCGATCGGCTTCCGCCTCGGTGATGATCATGCCCGCCTTTGGAACAATCACACCGGAGGCAGCGGTCAGGCCGGGACCGATCGTCCACTTGCCGACAGCATCACGATAAGCCTTTTTGACGGCACCACCCTCATGATCATAGGTGAACTGCCGTCCTTCCGGGCTGACTTTGCGTAGCGCCATGTTTGTCTCCAGAAAAACAAACCGGCCCGAACGGCCGGTGATCTGGATGCGAAACTAAAGCGTGCACCAAAATGAAATCAGGCCCACCTTTGCGGGCGGGCCTTTAAAACATCTCAATCTGACGGGGGTCTTTTTTTCGCCTGGGCTGAAGCGGCTCTCGTTTTCGGGCGCGCTTCAAAAGTCTTTCAACGCCGCTTTCGGTCAGGCCGAGCCGTCTGGCAATATCGCGGTTGCTCATTTCGGCATCGACATAACGACGGGCGCGGAACTCTCTCGCCAGAGGCACTCTTATATATCCGCCTGGATAGGCTTTGGCTAGACGGTATGCACCATCAACGCCGATCGTTGAAGGAAGTTCACTCCGATCGGGATCGGACGGCACATAAAGGCGCACACCGGCATGGGCTTCAACCAGGGCATAGAAGCCATCGTCGCCGAGAAGCGCGAGGAGATCATTGGTCAGGTCTTCAGCCACGGGAAATCCTGTTCGAAAGAATGAGCTGCTGTTCGGTCAGCGCCTTCAGGCGCACTTCCAGCTCGATACGTTTGTGTGAAAATCGCGGGAGCTTGGCAGCACGCGCCGCCAGTTCGTCCCGCTTCACTTGAAGAACGTCGATCTCCCGCTGCTCCGGCCAGCCGAAGAGCGGCATGACGGTCATGGGAGAGACGTTCCGGTTCATGGCGTCGCTGCCTCCGGTTCCCAGCGGATAAGGACGCCGGTGAATTTCGAGACGCCCGGATGACTGGCGATCCAGAACCGACCCATCGTCTCCCGCGCCGTCCGGCCATAGAGTTTGGCCGGGTAGCTGTTGCCGAGCAGCTCGGGCGCAAAGCCGTCGCGGCGAGCAAATGCCTCGACCTCGACACGGTGCAGATGCACGCCGCCAATGACGATGCTGGCGATCAGTTCGTCGATAAGATCACTCACCACGATCTCGATCGGGACAACATGCGTGCAGACCTGGTCGGCGATGATCTTTCGGCAATACTTCGTCCGCATGGCCTCGTAGAGCTGCACACGCTCACCCGGTCGGGCATGACGGGCGCGGTCGCGGCGCACTGTCTGGCGCTTGTGGCCGCTCTCGATCTGGCCGCTAAAGTAGGATTTGAAACCGTAGGCGACCATCACGCGCTCGCCTTCTTTTTGGGTGCACGGCGGCCGCGAATGAGCTTGCCGTAATAGTCCATGACCGTGATCCATTCTTTGTCGGTCACGGCGCGATAGGTAATTTCCTGATCGAGAATGCCGGTCACCGAAGGCCAGAAGCCATCGCCGAGCATGGATTTGAGCATGGCATGCTGCGCGATCGCGATCTTGTAGCCGTAGCGCATGGTGTACGCTTCGCACGGCTTGCGGTCGGCCCACACTACACCGGCCTCGCGGGCGATCCAGCTTTTCAGGGCTTCGACAACCGCCCTGGCATCGTCGGCGTTGTTGACCCACCGGCCGCTGTCGAGACCGGTCTGGCGTTTGACAAAGGCCTCCAGCGCCCTGTCCTCGCGATCCTCGACTATGCCGAGATTGTAGGCTGCGATCCAGAGCGACTGCATTTTCGGCGCATAGCGGCCGTCGAGGCGACGGCGAGCATTGCCCCGCACTGCCACAGGCTTGTAACCAAGGCGGCGCAGTTCAAGCATGACGGCATCCTGTTGCTTTGCCGTCATCAGCGACAGGCGAGACTGACCTGTCACGCGAGAGTAGATAGCGCGCTGCGCGTCTTCCTCTGTGATGCCGAGTTGGCGGAAGCCGCCGAAAATTGCACGTTGTATGCTCATGCTACATCTCCAAATTTTTTAGGGTGAGACAGTTTCTGAGCGGCACGCATTGCGATGTCCGAAAGGTTTACTTCCGACATGGTCGCGCTACCGTCGTCTCCGAGGGTCTCGATCCGCGCAAAGGTGCGATCGCCGTCACGGACTGTCTCGTACCCGTCGCTCTCGAACGCCTCGACAATCGCCGTCAGCAGATGATCAGGTTCAAACGTCCTCGGCATCGTAGGCCTCGCTGATTTCCTTGGTGGTAAATGTGGCTTTGAAGACCGGAACGAAAAAGCGCACATAGACCAACTGGACGGACCAGCCGCGACGTTGCGCCTTTTCCCACGTCTCGCGTTTGCGGTACTTGGATGCGATCGCCTTGGCGGCGGTCTCGCTCCATGTTTTCGGCTGAAGCTTTCCGGACGGAGAGCAGAGCACATAGCCCTTGCTGAAGGCCGCAGGGATTTGCCGCTTGCTCGTCACTGGCGAACGCCTCCGACGATCAACGTCTCGACATGGGCCATCGGTTTCGTCCCGGCCTGTGCCAGCGCGACTGAAACGGCATTGTCGATCTTGGCGCGGAACATTTTGCGATGACGGCGATCGGGTATCGCGGCCAGAACTTCCGCTATGTTGGTAGCAAGAGCGCCACCAACAGCATTCAGGATCGGAACCTCGAACTGTTCGCCGGTCTCGATAATGGCCTTGTGGATCGCATCAGCCAGTATTTGTGCCTGTCTGGCCTCCTCGGCCTTCGCCTTGGCGATAGGGTCATTCATGATCATCACCGTGGTAGCTGATCTGTTTCAGGGGAGCCGGAAGCGCCAGCAAGGGCGCGTCCGTCTTTTTGGAGGGTGCTTTGCGAGGCGTTTTCGCTGCCTTCTGTTCGGCCTCGATCTCATCGAGCTGGTTGAGAATGCTGGCCATCTGGTAGCGATCGGCCGTCTCGATCTCGATCTTGATCGTGGACTTTCCGCCCTTGGTGGCGGCGGAGAAGGACTTCAGGGTGGCATCGGAGAAGTAGATGCTGGTCATCGCGCACCCGACTTTTTACGCAGAGGATGCGTATGGCCGAGAGCGGTTGCACCTTTCTCAGTGATGTCGCCACTGCGGTTCATATAGCCGGAGGCAACAAGCGCCTCGGCGGCAGCATTGAGCGCGGCTCCCTGCACGAGATCATCGACCGTGTTTCCAGCGAAGGCGTTCAGAACGGTCAGTTCATACTCGCAAAGGCCAGCTTCCTGTGAATGCTCCTGCTGGATGTGCATTTTCAGGCCCTTCTGACCGCGCAGAAGCTTGCCGCAATGCGGGCAAGGATCACCTGCGCCGCTTCGGCTTTTTTTGTGTTTGGCTGTGATGGAAACAGGCTGGCTCATTCCTGGTCCCTCCGGTTGAAAATTGTCCTTATGACAGCGGGGAAGCCATGGCGGATTACGGCAACCAAGAGGATCAGGCCGACCACGTTGAACAGGGTCATGAATACCTCGCTCATGCTGCACCGCCTTTAGCCGGCATCAGGTGCCGCAACACCATGGCCTCGATCTCGCTGAGCGGTATGCTGCCGCTGGCGACGGCGATCAGCTCGGACAGGAACCACATGCGCGTGTCGTCATCGAGTGCCGCCAGTAGGGCCTCCTCTGGATGTGCGACGATCAGGCTTCTCAGATGCGCCTCGATCTTGCCGAGTTCAGCCTTCTTGGCGATGAACCAAGACAGCCCTGTCGCCACGTCGCCGATATCGTCTTCAGAAAGCGGCGACACATCTGGCCAGTGGCGGGTGGCGATGCCGATGAAATCCAGCGCCTCCTGCCTCGTGACCACCGATGATGGCTGTGCAACCGGCAGCGCGGAGCCTGTTGGCTTCGCGGCCTGCTTGGCGCGGATCGCCTCGATCTTCGTCCACACGCGAGCAAGTTCGGTCTTTGCCGCCTCGTCCATGTCGATACTGTGCGAGATGCAGAAAGCGGCCAGCGTCACCATGGTGCCGCCCACTTCCTGCGCCGGTTCGCCAAGCTGCCGACCGTAGACATAGGACAGAAGCGCCATGACGCGCTCGGCCGGATAGCCGACCGACTGGACGAGTTCCAGCGCTTCCTCAATAAAGCGATCGGCGCGCTCGGTCTTGTCAGCGATGATGACGGGGCCGAAGCATTCCAGCAGCCACTGTGCAACGCCGTCCTGGAAAGAAAGCTTGCTCATGCGGCACCTCCTTCCGGGAACACGCGCTCGATGTAATCGTAATCGTCGTCGGCTTTGACGAAGATGCCAGCCGCTTCAATGGGGCCGTACCCTTCTACGAAGTCGCTCGGGTTGAAATCTTCCAGACCATGGGCAAAAAGATCAGCAATGCGCTCGGCATGGGCGAGGTACGCGTGTTCGTCGGTGCCAAGATCGGTGATGACGGAATTGAATTCCGCCATGGTCTTGGTGGTGAACTTGCTTTCGTCCAGAGTGACGACGACGCGGCGGGTGACATCAAAAACGAAGGTTTTCATGCCGCACCTCACGCCTTCGCCAGATCGATGGTGATGGCCTGCCAGTCAGCCTCAAGGCTGTCGCGCTTGTAGAACCGGACATATTCCTTGGAGCCGGTAACGCGGATCGCATCACGGATAGCTTCCATGGCAGTTTTCCAGCGGGCGTCGTCGATCTCCAGCTTCAACAACATGAAGACATCAGCGCGGTTCACCTGACCTTCCTTCTCGGTATTGAAGGCGCGGGTGACGATGGACTGAATTTCCGGCCGGCTGTCAGCGCTCCATTCAACAAGGCACGCGTCGATGAGCTGTTTTGCGACCTGAAGCTCCGGACCGAAGGTGATGAGGTCCGAAACCTGCACCTGAATTTTCATCAGTCCGTCATAGGTCTGATAGGTGCGATTGCCTTTCTTGCCGCCGATCGTGACGTTGTACTTTTCGCCTAACAGCGCATCCAGCGCGGAAAGGTCCGCTGCGGTATGACCACGAAAACGGGAGAGCTGCGCATTCAGGTTAAGGGCAAATTCGATGCATTTGCGCACCGTCTGATCCTCAAGCTTGTACTGATCCTTGACGTTGCCGACAGGATCGAGACCGCCCTTGGCATTGTGCATGAACTCGCGACCACTCACGATAACAACGCCCGGCTTGCTGTGTTCTTCCAAATTAACGGACTGCATTTTTGTTTCCTCGGGTTTTCAAAACGGGATTGGAAGGGCGATCAAACGCCCCTTTGAAGACAGCTTCAGGAGCTGTGCGGAGAGCGCGGGAACGGCACAACATTGGTGCCAGGACGCATCAGGTGCAGGATGGTCGCGCTTGCCGGAGGGACGAGTTTGTTCAACTCGGCGCTGTTCAAGAGCTGCATGTCGTTGAGTTGCGTCTCCATGGCGACGGCCATCTCGGCATAGCCGTCGAGACGCTTCACCAGCAGCTCGACCTCTTCGCTGGACATGACAACGCCGCCATGCCGGTGTTCGGCAATCTTGTTACGGGTGTCGCGCAAACGATCGGAAAGGTAATCAAATCGCTTCACTGTTCGTCTCCTTTATGCGGCTGTGAGGGCAATTGTTGCGGCATGCCTGATGCATGCGGACGGCGTTGGCGCTGGCGGTGCTGAAGGGGCGGCGCTGCCAGCCGAGGCAGATATCGCGGCCGATCTCCTGAAGGACCGGGCAGCGTACAGTCTCTGACATGAGCGCGCCGCGAACGAGCAGCTCGATACGGCCGACATCGCCGGGATAGCTGTTCGAAAGAAGCTGGCTGACGGTCGAACCGGCGTAGCCAATGCGCTTGCCAACCAGCGTCTGGTTCTCGGCGTTGCAGGCCTCCGCCAGGGCGACGATCCACTCGGGCAGTTCGTCGCCCCATGCGGCGCGGGCCTTTTCCAGATTGTCGGGCTTGGGCTTTGTCGGGGTCATGGCTCGACCTCGACAGTTTCCGGCTCGCCGAAAATCTTCTCGGCGTTCGGATCATAAACGCACTCGGTTTTCAGGAGCTTCGGCGCGGCCGGGCCGGTGTTGCGCACGAGACGCCAGATCGTTGGCTCGGAGCGGGTGCCCTTCTGCAACACGATCAGATACTCGGCCCGGAGGAGGCAAGAGATATAGAGCCGGGCCGAACGCTGTGTGACAGGAAGGGTGTCAGTTGAAGCATGAACCGAGATATCGATCAGCTTGAACCCGCTCCTGAAGAACGGCGAGCGCATGGCGTTCCAGAGCGCTTGACGCGCCGTCATCTGGTCGGCGATCAGGGTGCCGTCGCGTTTAAACATCGGCGCGGCGGACTGTCGCGTCGCGACACGGAACAACGCCATGCCACGCGGGTTCAACTCGCCGGTGCGGCGGATGATTTCCGCCTTTTCCAGCATGTCGAGAAATTCCGATATTTGCAGGCGGCTGCGATTGTTTGACAGGCCGAAGATATCGTCCACGCTGAACGCCTGCTTGCGCATGTCGGCGTCCATCATCAGCTTCCAGTAATGGTCGCGACCGGTTAGCACGCGCTGGCCCTTGGCGACGGCGATCTTGAGGGCGATCGACATTATGCGGCCTCCCTTCTGGTGGGGAGGCGCGAGCGCGAAAACAGGCCGTTGCCGCCCTCGTAGGCAGCAAGACTGATTTCGCTGACGCCCATCTTCGCTGCCGCCTCGGCAATGCTATGCAGGGAGTTGCCGACGCGGCGGACACGGCCTTCGCCCTCGGTTCTGGCCTTTTCTAGCAGGTCATCTGCAATCGTCAGTTTCGGATAGAATGTCCGCGCCAGTGTGCGGGCATCTTCCATGTCGCATGGGTGCGCATACTTGGTATCGAGCACCAGATCGCGGAAGCGGTCGCCGACATGTTCCAGCTTCTTCGGGAACAGCTCCTCGCCAATCAGCATCACCGGGACGCCGCTGGCCTTGGCAATGCCGCGCACCAGCTCGATCAGGTTCTTTTTGATGAGCAGATCGCCTTCGTCGATGATGAGCGGGCGACGCGGGTCGCGGCAAAGAAGGCCGATGACCTCGTCTTCCATGTCGGACAGCGTGCCGCGTGGCTGGTAGACGCCGAGTTCGGATAGGATCGAGCGCAGCAGCTTGGCGCGGGTCCAGGTGTCGCGCACTTCGACATACGCAGCGCCGGTCTTGTTCTGGCAATAGAGCGCCGCTACGCTTTTGCCATAACCGGAGTAACCGGCGAGAACGCCAAGGTTGGGTTGCAGGGGATGACGGTTCTGTAGCGACCGGACAAGAGCGAGCGCCGTAGTGACGTTCTTGATCGGAGCCGTGTCACCATTGACTTTCATCGGTTGTGTCGTCATTTTAATCCTCGTAATTATTGCAATGCAGAGGGGTCGATGGCAGTCGGCCCCTTTTTCTTGACCTATCCGCGCAATGCGGCGTCGATCCCGAAATCTTCGAAAATGTCCCGGCGCGTCTGGTAATCGGCGCTGGCCTTGTAGCGGGCGAGCTTGCCCGCCGTGGTGTCGTCAAGCGCGACGCCGGAGGCGATCTGTGCCTCGACTGCCTGCGCCCACTTGAACATGCGGGCGCTGTCGGAAAGCGCCGCATCCGGGTCCAGGTGAATGACGGTGGAATTGCCCTTCAACTCGGCCTCGCGGACGATAGCGGCATGGAGTTCCGCCGCCTTCTCGTTGAGCGTGACGGACTGCGGCACCTTCGGCGCGGTCATGGCCTCCAGTGCGGCGGCAATGGCGGGCGTGCTGTGCTGCTGTTCGCGCTTCGGCAAATGGATGACGTTGGCCGTTCCGGCTTCGCGCTCTGCCTTCTCTTTCTTGGCAAGACGGATCGTGCGCTCGATGCCGGACGGACCTTTCTTCAGCTCGCGGATATCGGCCTTGATCTCGCGTTCCTTTTCGCGGAGCAGCTCGGCGGCAATCTGTTTCTGCGCCTTGACGTAAGCCTGCGGGTTGACCTCCGAGAGTTCCGCGCAGATGGCGACGTCGAGGTACCGGCCGGTTTCACCGTCGAAGACATACATCCGGCCCATATCGAGCGGGTCGAGGCGGCAAAAAACATCGGTGCCGACCATGATGGAACCGGCGAGATAGAAGAAGCCATCGTTCTGAATGCCGCGCTTCTGCATGGTGCGATGGCCGTTCTTGCCAGCGACAGGCATCAACAGGGCATCCAGTGCGCGCTCATCAACGCGGGTAATTTTTGCGGTTGACGCGGCTGCAATTTCGTTGGGAGTACGGTCTTTCAAGCCGCCGTGTTCGCGCTCGTGATAGACATACTCCAGCCAGTCATCGATATGGCGCTGGAGCTGCTCGGCGGTCAGCGCGACTTCGAAAAGCTCTTTTTCATCAGCGCCGAGACGCTCCGCAAACGACTTGCGACCTTCGATCGCCTTTCGATCGGCGACAGAATGGCCGATGTAACCGGGGAGCTGCGGGCAAACCTCATGCTGGAAGGTCTTGATAACGCGCTCAACATGACCCTTCTGCTCGGGGCTGTAGGCATCTGACGGGTCAGGCTCAATATCGAGATCGGTAAACAAGCGCTTGATGGCCACGGCTACGAAATCCGAACCGTTGTCGGTCTTGATGACCTTGGCCACGCCCCATTTCAGGATCGCTTTGCGCATCATCAAGCCAACGGCGGATGCACGCGGGGTTTTAGATAGGGTGATGACCAGCCGACGCGTGGCGATATCGATGCAGGCGTACATTGAATGACGGCCATCAATGCAGAGGGCATCGACCGGAGACGCGTCGATCATCCAGAGTGCGTTCGGGTCGGTGATGTGGCGGTAAGTGCCGGTACCGGAAATTTTCATGTGCGACCGGAATTTGTCCGGGTCGGTGATCTTGGTCAGGACAACCTTCTCCGAGGACTTCAACTGCGCGATGAAGTGCTGGAAGGTGCGCTCTGGCGGTAACGGCTTCAGCTCACCATTACGATCGGTGAGTTCAGCCCCGAAGTAATCTTTGCAATAACCCCGGATAACATCAGCCGACAGCGCCGGGTTTTTGGCGATCCATGCCAGTACGAAAGCGCGAACCTCGCCCGCGTTCGCGGTGTCGAGCAGACCCTTTCCCTTGCGGGCCTCGGAGCGATCGACAGCGAGCTTGTCCTTTGCACCAGCCTGTTTGGCAGAGCGCCACCGGAAAACCGAGCGCTGCGAAATCTGCGGCAGGATGTCCTTCACCCAATCGTCCGCTTGGATCATGTTCATGTTCCAGCGATCGCAGAAGATGAACATGGAGGCCTGAACCGAGATTGAAAGGCCCTTTGAGAAGGTCTCAAAAGCGGCGACAACAGCCAAGCGTGCATCGCGTTCGCGCCGGGCGCGATCGGTCAGCGCCGCCGAGGCTGGCGTTTCAGGGTCGGCCTGCGGCTCCAGTGGCTCACTGCCGACGACCATGTAGCGCTGCACATAGGCGACCTGGGCGAGCGTCGGGAACAGGCCGTAGTGGTACTCCAGTCCGCCACCGACACCGTTGCGAGCGCGGCAGAGCGAGGGAACCGATTGCCAATCTTCACGCCGTGCATAGCGAATGACAGCGCTCTCGCTGGTGGGCAGGCCTGGCAGGGCTTCCGCCGCGATCTCGCGGGCGGTCAGCCACTCCTTCAGGCGGCGAGTTTCGGAGGGAAAGGGAACCGTGTTCAACGTGTTGCCCTCACGATGAGGACAAGCGCCGTGGCGACCTGCGAGAAATAGATCATGCCGAGGATGAAGCAGGTGACCGCCCACAAGGCGGAAACGTCTTTCACGATCTGGCTTTTTGCGACACGGCAGACAAACTGGAATGGCGCGATGGGGATAAGTTTATTCATCGGCGTGCTCTCTTCCTAACGGCGCGAGCTGCTCTCAGCGCCTCCATTTCCTTGATGTGATCCTCAAGAAGCTGGTCCTCGATCATCTCGGCGTATTCGTCCTCGATGACGGTCAGACCGAATTCGCCCGGCACAAAACCGAGCAGTTCCTTAGCTTTGGTGGCGTGCACAAGCGCCACGAAGGCATCGAGCGGAATGCGGTGTTCGCCGCTGCCTTCCGAAGCCCATTTGTCGAGCATGGCGCTGGAAATCGTGCGGCCGAGATACTTGCTCATGGCGCTGGCGATCTCCGACCGCTGCCAGCCGTCATCACGGGCATCGCGCAGGGCGCGGGCGATGAGGCGGGAAATACGATTGTCGAGTGGGCCGCGACCGGTCACGCCTTCCTCGTAGCGGATTGCCACCTGCGGCGGCGTCCACTCGAAAAGGTCCTTCGTGAGAGGGTCGCGGCGTTTGCTCATCGGCGAGCAGCCTTCCGCTCGGCAATCCACCGCATGACGGAAGCTTCGTTCAGCGCGAAGAACGCGTCCTGTTCGTTGGGCTTCAGCCGCGTGAAGCGGTCATTGAGCTTTTCCCATGCAGCCAACGGATTGACGCGGGGAACCTGATCGATGATGGCAATGGCGTCGGCGTAGTTCGTCGCCTCGCCGGAAATCAGCAGCTCGACAATGCGAGCAGCACGCTCAAACGGCTGGCCAGCGATATCCAGCAAGGTCTGCTGGTTGTCGGCCAAGCCTTCATCCAGCGCGATACGTTCCCGCAGGTCGGCGGGAATACTGGCAATCTTGAGGGCGTTGAAAACATTGCGGCGGCTGATCTTGAGGAAGCGCTGTGCCGCCTCGCTGAAGGTGCCGGAGAAAGCGGCAGCTGTCTCGATTGTCTCGTCATCGGAGTTCAGTGCAGAGTCTGCACTTAATTCCTGCTTTGGCTTCGGACCGCGCCGAACCGGGTTTGCAGCCCGCCAGATCGCGCACCAGTCAGCGACGTCGACGCTATGCTCCAGCGCCGTCAGTTCGTGCCGATAGAGCGTTTCGGAGATTTCGGTCAGGCGGATTTGGGCGTCGTTCGCGAACTCGTCCGATTGGCGAACGATGGCGGATATGTTGATGCCGAGCGATGCAGCGGCGGCAAGGCGCTTGACACCAAAGACGAGGCGATATCGCCCTTCGGCTCCGGCAACGACTTCTACCGGGACGCGCTGCCCGATCTGCTGGAAACTTTCGGCCAGCGCCTGAATGGCGTCGGGGGAGACTTTTTTAGCGTCGGAGGAGACGTCGATCAGTCGGGGAGACAGAAGTTCAATCTGCATGTGGCACTCTGGATTGTCAGGAAAGGGTGCGCGGCCTGACGAAAGCATCAGGCGGCGCTCTTCGCGTCGTCAGACTTCGACGACTTTTTTGCTCTGGTGTTGCCGCTCTTCTTGCTGCTAGTGTCACCGTGGTCGTGACGACCGAGCGTGTAGCTGTCGGGAAACATCTCGCGGAAAGGTACGCCCAGCGCTTTGGCAAGAGCCTCTGCACCGGGACGACTAGCCCCGAGAACCGCCGCACGGCATGCGCTGGGATAGAGGCCAGCATCGATAGCTATTCCGGTCAGGGTTTTATTCTGCCGTAACAGTTCCGCTTTGATGGCTGCACGGGTCCACTGTTTAGTGGTCGTCATGATTGCTCCCTGTTTTTCTGACCTTCGGCAAAAGGTCGGTTTGGTTGGGGGTTGGCGTTCAAACTTTGTTGCAACACATATTCGCACCATAGTGCGAAAAAGTAAAGCTGATTGCGCTCATCGTGGGCGTCAGACTTTAATTTTTCCAATTATGGTGTGAATTTAGGTCAAGACGTTGATTTCGTTGCCTTTAATCCGGCAAACTACCGAAATCTTGAAGTCTGACCCACGGTCAGAGTTACACTATGATGGGAACAACGTTCGCAGAACGGTTGGAAACGGCGATCGCAAAGTTCGAATCAGTGCATGCCTTTTCAAAAAAGGCAGACATCAGCGATTCGATGCTGCGGAAGTACCTTGATGGGTCTATGCCGGGGCTGGATAAGCTCATAAAGATTGCGGATGCTGCTGACGTCACACTCGACTGGCTCGCCGCTAATCGCGGTCCAATGCACGCCCCGTCGCACTCGTATGAACCCGACATTGTGGTCCATGGGCCGGACGGGCCTGTGATGACCCTTGAGGTGAAGTCATACGGCGCAAATCACAGCACCGATTTAACACTGGTTCCGCGCCTTGATATTCAGGCTTCGGCAGGCATCGGTGCCTTGGCATTGCAAGAGCAGGCCGTTGAACTGATTGCATTTCAGTCAGCCTGGCTAAGGTCGATCGGCGTCGCACCTACGTTTGCCCGCATCATCACAGCCCGAGGTGACAGCATGGAGCCGACGATCCGCGATGGCGATGTCTTGCTGATCGACACGTCGGTGACGGAAGTGCGAGACAATGGCATTTATTGCGTTGTTTACGGGAATATGCTGCTGGTTAAGCGCGTTCATCCGAGAATGAATGGTTCTCTGCAATTGATCAGTGACAATGCGGTGTATCCGCCCGAAGAGGTCACCTCGGCGGAGGTCCCTGCGCTGTCTATTGCTGGTCGGGTAATGTGGTATAGTCGGTCACTCTGACGACCGAGACCGGTCCGATTGAGTTTCGTACCGGTCGCCTTGCCTGCCATTTGATCTTGCGTCGCGATTTTTGTTGAGGGCCGTTCAAAGCGCTCTCAAAACGGCCGGGAACGCCGATAAAACAAGGCGTCTTGCCAGACAATGATGATTGATGACGCAAATTGACGGATAATCCCCACTCCTGCCATGTGTTATTGCGGGTTACATCAAGTCCGGCGCGACAAAGGCGGGTTTACGCACTTTACCCGCAGATCAGACCCGTCCTTGTTTTCCTAACCGCAAATCCGGTCTATGACATCATATGCAGGTGATTCCCTTGCCAGATTTCGGGTGCAACGCTTTTACGCCAATGCGATCTAACGGATATCCGCTTCC